CTACAACATAACTATTCGCAGGGTGTCAGGCGGCGATAGTTTTGGTTGGTGTGAAGGGGGCAAAGAGGCTGTACTCACAGCATTGGAGATTTCATAATGACGACAAGAACAAGGGCAATTCACGAATTAAGACCAAATGCAGAATGGGTCTTGAGGGGTGATAGTTTAGAGTGGCTTGACACTAGCCAGACAGAGCCAACAGAGGCTGAGATTACCGCCAAAATATCTGAACTACAAGTCGCAGAACCTTTGCGATTATTACGCGAAGAACGCAATAGATTAATCTCTGAAACCGATTGGTGGGCATCGTCTGATTTAACAATGACCGCAGAGCAGATAGCGTATCGCCAAGCGTTGCGTGACATCACTAATACATACCAGTCGCTAGACACTGTTGTCTGGCCTACTAAGCCAGAGTAGGAGTAACTAATGAGTAGAGCAAGAGATTTTGCAGACTTAGCTAGTAGCGCAGATGCTGGTGGTATCACAGGCAAGAACCTCATCATCAATGGTGCGATGCAGGTGGCACAGAGAGGCACGTCTACGACAAGTGTATCGGGCGGTGGTTATCATGCTTGCGATAGATGGGATATGACTGTAAGTGGTCGTGACGAGGCTCTTTTTACAGTTAGTCAAAACACAAGCAATATTGTAGATGGCTTCTCTAATTCTTTTAAGATAGAAACTACCACAGCAGAATCTGCTATTGCTGCTGATGAATACTTTATTGCAAGGCAAAAAGTTGAAGCGCAAAACCTTCAGCATTTGCAGTACGCTACTTCTGGTGCAAAATCTACCACACTTTCCTTTTGGGTGAAATCTTCTGTAGCGGCTACTTTTTCTGTTTATCTATATAAACCAGATACAACTGCAAGAGTTATAGGCGGGACATATACAATTAGTTCTACCAATACGTGGGAATATAAAACTATTACATTTGCAGGTGATACAGACAGTGGTGCTACCATTAACGATGATAATGGTATAGGTGTGCATGTAGCATGGGTTCTAGCAGTGGGTAGTAACTACACATCTACAGATAACACATCATGGGCAGATTATGTCGATGGACGACTAGCGTATGGTCATGCTGGCAATGCCGTAGTAACAACAACAAATGCTACTTGGGAAATTACAGGTGTCCAACTAGAAGTCGGCGAACAGGCCACGCCGTTTGAACACCGTAGCTATGGCGATGAGTTGGCTAGGTGTCAGAGGTATTTTCAAATTATCCCAAGTAATTCTGGGGCATATACGTTTCCGCTTGTGCGACATCGGTCAGCTACTAATTCATATAGCGGAAGTTCGTACTACCCTGTCACAATGAGAACTAATGCCACAATGACTTTGGATACTGCTGGTACTTGGATACATAAACCAAACACACGGCAGGATACGGGTTCTGCTACAGTAGTTTCTTCTTCCCCTAGTGTCTTTACCGTTATTGCTATACCCTCAACAGACGATAGCACTCAATATTTGGCTTTTTCAAATAATAATGTAGAAGCGGATGCGGAGTTATAAAAATGAATATTACTAACGCACAATATTACAATGACCTTGACGGCAATCAAATTGGCGTGAAAGCCACCCTTGATGGCGTTGAGATGTTCGTACCCCTAGACCCAGCCAACCGCCACTACGCAGAAATCATGCGTCAGGTCGAGGCTGGCACACTAACCATAGCAGAGGCAGAGTAAAGTGGAAATGACCAACCTAATTGATATGCTTCTTGGTGTCATCGTAGCTGGTGGTGCGTGGTTCTTGGTTGGCTTGAGCAACGAAGTCAAACGTATTGGCATTCTTTTGAACAGGACACGTGAAGACTACGCAACAAAAGTGGAGTTACGTGACGACATGGATAGATTGATGGAAGCATTACACAGGTTGGAAGATAAGCTGGATAGAGTGTTGCAGGGGAATAGATAATGGCAATGTTTAAAGCATTTAAACCTGAAGCAATGAATAAGATTGCAAAGGTTATGGGCTATTCTGGTGACATGAACCAGTTTCAGCAATACATTGAACAAGACCCTATGCGTCAACAGCAGATGCAACGCTATACTAATGCCGCACAGATGATGGCTAAAGGTGGCATGGCACGTAAGAAGTATCAAGAGGGTGGTGCTGTTACTGATGAAACTACACAAACACCTACTACACCTAACTTAACACAAGCAACAATTGGTCAAATGTATCAGCCAGCACTGCCTACTGGTGCTGTTACACAGGCTGCTGCTACACCTCTTGCTCAAGAGCAAATGATTACACCTGCAACTGGTACAGTTACTGGTGCTGTTTCTGTGCCTACCGCTATGGCTGGTACAGCTATGGCTGCTCCTGCGCAAGAACAACAGGCAGCCCAAATGCAAGCTGCTCAAGCTGCTCCTGCAGTAGATAGTGCTTTAGCATCTACACAGGCAGCACAGGGTACTATAGACCCACGTGCAGAGGTATTAGCAGCCCAACAAACAGCATCTAGTGTAGGCAATGTAACTGCCGCACAAGGTCAAGCTGTACTTATTGATAATCCAGTTCAACGTGAAATCCAAGATGGTGAATTGATTAGTGGTGCTGCTGCAGATGCTACTAAAGCTGCGCAGTTTACGGAACAGGTACAGGCTGCTGAAGCAACACCAAGTGACCAAGCTACTGTACAAGGACAACTAGCACAACTTACTGCTAACTTTGATTCTGCTAATCCACCTGCATGGGCTGCTGGTGCATTGCGTAATGCTACTGCACAAATGGCTGCACGTGGTTTAGGTGCAAGCAGTCTTGCTGGTCAGGCTATTGTACAAGCTACTATGGAATCAGCATTGCCTATTGCACAGGCAGATGCAAGTATTATTGCTTCATTTGAACAGCAGAACTTGACAAATCGTCAGCAACGTGCTATGTTAGCTGCTCAACAACGTGCGCAGTTTATGGGTCAAGAGTTTGACCAAGCATTTCAAGCAAGAGTAGCTAATGCTTCAAAGATTAGTGATATTGCTAATCAGAACTTTACTGCTGAACAACAGGTACAGTTAGAAAACAGTCGTGCTGCTAACACGATGAACCTGAACAATCTGTCTAACAAGCAAGCACTTGTAATGTCTGAAGCTGCTGCTCTTGCGCAGTTAGATACACAGAACTTAAATAATCGTCAGCAAGCAGCTGTACAGAATGCACAAAACTTTTTGCAGATGGATATGCAAAACCTGTCTAATCAGCAACAGACAGAAATGTTTAAAGCACAACAACGTACACAGGCACTATTTAATGACCAAGCTGCTACGAATGCTGCTGCACAGTTTAATGCCACAAGTGAAAATCAGGTTAATCAGTTCTTTGCCAATCTTGCAAATCAAGTGTCACAGTTTAATGCAACACAGGCAAATGCACAGGCACAGTTTAATGCAGGTCAGGTAAATACAGTTGAACGCTTTAATGCTGAACTAAACAATCAGCGTGACCAGTTTAATGCAACAAACCAGCTTGCTATTGCACAGAGCAATGCTGTATGGCGCAGAGAGATTGCTACGGCTGATACAGCTGCAATTAATCGTGCCAACGAACTAAATGCTAATGCTGTACTAGACATGAGCAAAACCGCTTATGACAATCTGTGGACATACTATGCTGATACAATGGAATGGGCATGGGAATCTGCAGAGAGTGAACTAGAAAGATTAAACAGTCTTGCTATTGCACAACTTGATGCTGACGCAATGGAATCTGCACAGAAAGCTGCAAGCAGTTCTGCTGCTGGTTCTGCTCTTGGTGGTTTAATTGGCACACTTGGTAGTGCTTGGATAGAACATGGGTAATAAACAATGATGAATAATCCTGCTCCTCTAATATATCAAAATGCAATGAGAGCCATGCAAAATGCACAGGAAACTAAGCAACCTGTTATTGAGCGTGGCGGTCTTCTTGGTCCAAAGAAAAGTATGGCAGATAAAAACACGTCAGCTTTAAATCAACCAGCTAATCGTGTTATGGAATATATGAAAGCAATCCAAGCTAAACGACAGGAACTAAAAGACAATGGCAATTCCTAGTAAACCTAATGCTCCACTTCTTGATGGTCCAATCCCCGGTCAGAACTTAACTGCTGAACTGGGCAGTCGTCCATGGCAAACACCGCCACAGTTTACTACTGTTGAAGAAGCGTTAGACTATTATATTCCTAGACTGCAAGCAGATGAAGTTACGGAACAGTTGCTTGATGTGCTAGAGATGGGTGTGCCAGTTACTACTGTAGCAAATACTATGCAGCTTGCAAGTGTC